CGACGACCTCAACGGCTCCGGTCAGGGCGTTGTAGGTGCAGAATGTCACGTCGAACGGCGCGTACAGCGGGCTGCCTTGAGCCGGAATGCCCACAACAGTGACCAAAAAGCCCAGTCTTGGCCCGCCGATATGGCATACAAGTCCCGTTGTAGCTGCATACCCCCAGCCCGGAAGCTGAAATAGATGTGGCGTTACCACGTCGGCCAGCGCGACCGATGCTCCGTTACAGGTCAGCACGCTAAGCCTCGGCATACCCGGATTGAAGTGCGGGTACAGAAAGTAGCTGGTCACTCCATCAGGGGAGGCGCCGCCATAAAAATGCCGACTGGCCGCCGGGTCGTCGTCGCGGTCCACTGCCATAAAGCTCCGCGCTATGCTCTCTCCTACTGCCTTGGCGTAGAGCACCGTGTAGGTGTTCTCGCCATAGAGCACATGTGGCGATTCTACAAACCGAATGACGCGAGCGTGTAGTAGTACATGCACCCCGTCGTTGACCGCGCACGCCTCCGGCGAAGTGAATGTGGACGGGCGCGCCGTTTGGTAAATCTGCGAACTGAGCACGGTGCCGCTGTGAGCGAACACGCCATCAACCTGTGTCGCTGTCACGTCGGCAGTGGCCACCAACACGCTGCCCGGCTTGTGGTATGGGGCGTCTGCCGAGCCGTTAATCTCGCCCCCAAACAGTCTAGCGAGCAGCACATAGCGCACCTTGGCCGATCCACCCGGCAGGTCCACTGCCTGTATGCGGTACGAGCGCCCCCATAACCCCTGTGATGCGCTCCATGCGGGCGGGGCGGCTGGTGTAAACTCAGGTGCTGCCCGAGGTATCGCCACCCAGCCAGCAGCAAGGGTGTCAACAAAGGCAGTGTCGAACATAATGGCGCGGGTGTGCATGGCGCTGATAGGTACTTCGCCGCCGCCCAGTGCGGCTTCTTGGTCGGCACTGGTCCACCGCGCCCAAAACCGCGTAAAGAATCGTTGTAAGGATGGCGTTGCGGCATTGTAGAAACCAATCACGCTAACACCATTGACCTGATGCACCGTGTTGCCCGTACCGTCACCATACTGCACGTTCGCTGCTATCTGGTTTGATACCACCTGCTCCCATCCGGCGCCCTCGCCGCCGAATGAGTAGCCCATGTTTGTTGTCAGTCGCCACGCCTCGCGCTTGAGGGTCGGCAATTTCGGGTCGGCTGGATTAGGTAGGTAGTCAGGCTGCCATAGATCGCGCACGTCGGACGGAAAGCTCAACCCATCAATAGCTGCGCTGCCGTCGCCTACAGGAACGCGCACACCATTTGGGCACAGTACATGCTGGGGAAAATCCATCACTGTCCCGCGCGCCCTAGTGTTCGTGCGGGTAGCGCTAAGCAGGTAGCCGTCCACCACTTCGCGCTTGGTGGCGTATCGCAGCTTGGCGTCCAGCAGGGTGCGCGCCATACGCATTGCGCGCTTAACCCAGCGCGCGCCCATGCCGGTTGCTGACCGGCCAGTAACAAGCATTATACCGAGACAACGCTGGCGTTGAGAGTCGATGCTGCGCCAACCGCTGCTGCTGCCGCATCCGCAAAGGCATTTGTCGCTTGCCCAAAAGCGCCATTGCGCGAACCGTCCAGCGAGGCTAGTCGTATCTTCGACTCGTCGAGCTTTCCATTCATGCGCAGGCTTGCCGCCTGTAGGCGTAACTCCTCAAAGCCAAGCTCAACGCGATGAAATTCTGCCATTGAACTGTTCAGGGAGGCGTATGCCGAAACCTTCGCCTTGGTGGCTTCAATATCCTTGCTGGGCAAATCCATCAGTACGCGGTAATAGGACGCGATGGCGTCAAAGATGCCCATCTTCAATCTTAGCGCCTGCTCCTCGGCGAATTTGAGCAGGTCCAGCTTAATCTCGGCATCCTTAATCGTCTGCGCGCGGTTCACGTCACCAATGGCGTCCGAGGCTTGTTCCTCGGCGCGGGTAATGGCCTGCATCATCGCCCCCGGCGGCAGGCTAAAACCGAGGGCCGAAAACTCGCGGCGAATCTGCGACACGCCACTATTGCGGGCGCGGTATTCGCGGTCACGGGACTCATGCCATACAGCATCAAAGACTTCTTTGCTGAGGCCGAACGGTTTTTGTCCAGTGAGTATCCCGACTAGCCATTCCTCTGGCAGTCGCGCCAAGGCTCCGGCCTGTATCTCGGGGAAGTATTTAGTTACCAGCGCCTCGGTTTCACCATTGATAAACTGGAGCGTTTGCGGGCTGCTATCGAGCTGCAAGAAATCTGTTAGCGCTACAGGTTTCGTCATTACGGGCGCGACAGCACTGAAATCTAATACGCTGGCGGCTATATTGGGAATGAATGTACTGATTCGGTTTGATGTCGCGCGCGCATCTTTTAGCGCCTCATTGGCAAAGCTGAACAACTGCCCAATGTTGTCGTCGATTGTTGCCATATCAGCTTCTCCGGTTGAAGCTGCGGCGCTGAGTCACCCCAACCTCCAGTTCAACGCTGTCGATAGTTACGAAAGATGCGTCCGTCAGTTCAAGGCGAACATTCCAATAGCGGCTAGTTACGCCCTTGGCCAACTGTGCGCGCTTCAGGTTGCCACCGCCAACCAAGCTATAAACCCGCTCAGCCTCGTCGTCAGCGGTTAGGCGCAGATAACACTCACCATCCGTGCGAACGCCAACAAAGGCAAGTTCAGCGTGCTTGATATGGGAGTCGCCGTAGTCGGTAGCGCCGAAGTCGACCAGCGCGCTAATGACCTCGCCGCTGTCACGCTCTACGCCCAGCCGGTACAGACCGCTAGCGTTCCAAGCAAAAGCCCGGCCTGCGTTGCTGGTGAATCCGGCAAAATCAAAGTCATGGTAGGTGGTTAATGCGCCCGTCATGTAATTCACCGCGTATTGCAGTGCTTGCTGTCGCGCGGATGACGCATGACTCATTACCGCCACTTGCTCCATCGCCAGCAGAGTGATGATTGAGCCGAAGCTGGCGTGCTCGCCAATACTCAAGCTGTCCATGCCCGCAAGTTCGAGCACCATCACTAGGCTGGCCGAACTGCCGATATCAAGTGAGTCGATGGCGATCAGCAGCAAGGCCGACTCCAGCGACCCCCAGTCAGCCAGCACAGCAGCATCGCTGCCTTCCGCTGTGTCAGCCGGCAGGTACGGCGAGACAGCAATCAGTTGCGGCACCACGGGGAGTATTGCGTTAACCGTCATAATGCTGCTGGTTTCAGACACCGCAAACGCAAGGTTTATGTCTGCTGAAAAGTAAATCGCCCCCCCATCGCGCAGGCTGGCAGTAAGCGTCAGCGGCGCGGTAAGGCCGGTAAAGTTATCCGGGATGACCTCGGCATTCACCAGTTCGGCGCGCAGGCTTAGCGCAGGCATGGTGCTATTTACCCACTGCGCCAAGGCGCTTTCACTCACTGCCAGCGCCAAGCCCTGAAGCTCGACACCGCACTTAATTAAGCCCTGCACAGCCTCAAGCACTGCTGTTAGTTGTAGTGCGGGCAGTACGGTGAGCGCGGCATTGTAGTCGACTTCACCGATAGCGCTGACCAGCGAAGGCATTGCGACGGTAAAACTAATAGGTGCAATAACTTCGCCTATTACCGGGTTATCAGCGTAGTCGAGGACGCTGTACAGCACCGCGCCGGCATACGCCTCGCCGGCAGACGCCTCGGACGAGGTGTAAAGTTTGGCTCCAGCGGCCCAGTAACTAACCTCACCGGCAGACCGCTGAATCCTCACGCTAACACTGGCCGGCACCACAAAAGGGCCAGCCACCACAGTGCCATACTCAACAATCGTCAGGGCGTCGTGTCGCACCACCAGACTATGCGCCATTTCGCTGTAGTAATAGGAAGGCGAGCGGCCTATAAGTCCAAGCTGCACACCGAAAGGTGATGGTGGCAGTACTGCTGTGACAAAACCGGAATCAGGTATGGGGGTAATTGAGCGAGCACCCGCATTCCAGCCGAAGTTATCAAAGGCATCGGTTCGCGCGGGCGCCCCCGCGCGCCCCATGATGGCGGGGTAGCAGGTTTTGACCGGCACCTGCGCGGGGGCATAAGGGCTGTAGCTGGACGAACTTTTAACGCCCGAATAGCCTGCCGGAAGCCCCCCATAGGCAGCGTCATAGCTGCCATCATCTACAGATACGCGCCATAGATAAACGCTCGGCTGAGCTGGCGGGCTAGAAGGCTGCCCCGCCTGTAGCCCACTGTAGCTCTGGTCTACCATTTTTGTAACGCAATACGCCGCCTGCGCCTGAATGGCGGGCACCGCCGGCACATAGACCAGCTTCTGTAGCTTCTGCAGGCGGTTAGCCATGGCTTATTGCTCTGGTACTGCGAGCTGGAACAGCTGGAACGACTGCGGCGCGCTAATCACCATCGGGATGGTGCTAATGAACATGTCGTTGCCCAGCGCGCCAGCCGTGCCTTGGATGCGGCGAGCGGTCGTGCTGGCTGTGCCGTCATCGGCTGCCAGTGCGTAGCGAAAGAAGGTCGGCGTGCCGCCCGCGACGTTGTTGCCCGTCCAGTTCTCGGCGGTTGTCTTAGAAAGTACGCCGCCGGGGGCGGTTGCGTTGAAGGTAACCGGCGTGCCACCACCACCCGCACTCAGGGTGTTTAGCAAGACGGCAGCGCCCAGCGCAGCATCAGCCGAGGCCGGGACGGCCCCCGAGTAAATTTTAATCAGGCCGCCGTCCAGCAGGGATTTCAGCGAGCCGCCGACAGCAATATCTTCGCGCAACTTGGTACTGAGCTTAATCATGTGAACTCCTTAAAGCACGTTGGTCGGAATGTAGGTGATGCCGCACAACAGCTTCGCCTCCATGCCGGCAGATAAAGGCTTGATGGTCGCATAGCGCACAACGGACAACAGCAGGCCAGTCGTGGCGCCCTTGGTAGGATTGGCCACAATCACCGAGCCGTAAGCCACACCGTCAGCGGTTGGCGTGAAAACGGCTTTGCTTGCCGCGTTGTCGAGGGTGCCCGCGCCGTTATAGGCGTGAACCCATGCCGGTCGGGTCGCTTCGCTGTAGGCAGTGAACTCGCCCATAACGCCGGGCAAGTCGGCGGCGCTGGTGTTGCCATCCGCCAAAAAGTTATTGCTGTACAGCGTGCAATAGAAATTCGGGATGGCCGCGACCACGCCAAACGGCGATTGGATCAGGAAGTCGAGTCCCGCCTGCGGTATGCGATTGAATTGCACCTCGCTGTCGATCAGCTTGCCGGTGGCAATATCGAAAATTTGCAACTCATGGCGAAAGCCAAGAATCTTCAAGCCTTCTGTCTGCATGTCATGTCTCCAATTCGGCAAAGTCGCCGGTCGCAAGGTTGTTTTGGCTAGCCGCGCCGCGCATGGTGGTAATCACCATTGAGTTGCCTTGGTGCTCAAGCACACCAGATGCGCCGATCGTAGCAAGATCGGGGGCGTAGGTCAGCCGGTTTGGCAGGGTTATTTCGCCGCTCTCACCGCCGATGGCCAAGCCATAACGGGTAAACCATGCCGCAGTGCCGTCAGGCAATTTCACGGCAGAACCCTGCACGGCTCCGACTTCCATCGCGACGCGCATCGAGGGTGTGGCTGATTCGAGCGCAGTTAAGAAATAGGTTTTGTCGCCGGCAGCGACATACACGCCGCCATCAGTGGGCGCGATTAGGCTGGGCGCTACCGGGAACGCGAAGAAGCCGGCCACCGGATCAACCAAGTGCGGCAGCATTGGCGCCGTCATCAGTACAAAGGTGTCGTACACGCCGAGAATCATGCTTTTGTACGCGGCCAGCATTGAGCACGCCGGCATAGGCACAAGCCCGCCAGTGGTCAATCGCTCGGAGTCGTCAGCAATGCGGGTCACGGCCATAGCGCCGGCAATCAGCGGGCCTTGACTGTAGAGCGTTGCGCCGTTGGCGGTCGATACATAAAGGCGCAGCGCTCGCGGATCGGTAGAGGTGACGCGCAACGCCTTGCCTTCTACCAGCCGCACAATCAACGGATCGGCGCCCGATTCTTCACCGTCCGCGCCCAGCGCGGTAACGGCCACCTTGTAGATGCCGGCTGGCAAAGAGCCGTCGATAACATCCAAGTGCATGGCTGGTGCAGGCACAGCCCACGGCTTCATCCATTCGCCATTAGTGCGCAGGCTGTCGGCAACCGAGGCGATAAAGACCTGCCCGTTTAATTCGGCACCTGCTATCTCGCCGTTCGCGGACACGCTGCCAATGGACTGCGAAGAATTGGAGTTGATCGAGTAACAACCAAGCACGCCATCGGCCACATAGATAACGCGGTCGCCCAGCGCGACAGCTAGGCGCATATTGCCGGGCGCAACCAACTCATAGCCTGTGCGCAGATCAAGCTGGCCACCAGAGGACGGGTCAAGGTTGGTCAGGCTGCGCACAAAGCCTTCTGGCAGGCGCTCAGGCTTGGCTAGGTTGTTTGCCCCCTTAGCCCAGTTGTCAGCGCGGATTGGCTTTATCATATGACCACCCGGTTAAGGAACCAGCCATAGACGAAGTTCTCGTTAGCCGTGCGGTGCTCGGTAATGGAGATGTAGTGCTC